GGTAAATGTATGATGGGCTCAACCTCAAATGCATTAGACAAAGGTGGAGATAACTTTAAAAGATTATACAACGCGTCAGATGTCACGCAAAGAAATAGAAATGGCCAAACAAAGTCTGGTTTATACTCTTTGTTTATTCCAATGGAATGGAACTATGAGGGATTTATTGATGAATACGGATATCCAGTCTTCGATAGTCCAGATCATGATGTACTCGGACCAGACGGTGAATTAATAGATTACGGAATTATAGATCACTGGAACAACGAAGCAGAAGGTTTAAAAAATGATCAAGACGGTTTGAATGAATTTTACCGTCAATTTCCAAGAACTACAGAGCACGCGTTTAGAGATGAAGCTAAAAACTCTATATTTAACTTAGTTAAAATATACGAACAAATAGATTACAACGAGGGAATAGGAGCGCAAGGCAATATAAGCACAGGAAACTTTCAATGGGTTAATGGAGTAAAAGATACACAGGTTATATTTTATCCAGATCCAAAAGGTAGATTTAATATAAGTTGGGTTCCACCATCTAATTTACAAAACAAAATAATTGTAAAAAACGGTATAAAGTATCCAGCCAATGAACATATGGGCGCTTTTGGTTGTGACAGTTACGACATATCAGGAACAGTAGATGGTAAAGGATCTAACGGAGCATTACACGGACTAACTAAGTTTAGCATGGAAGACGCTCCTCCAAACCATATGTTTTTAGAATATATAGCTAGACCACAAACCGCTGAGATATTCTTTGAAGATGTGTTAATGTCGTTAGTTTTTTACGGTATGCCTATTTTGTGTGAGAACAACAAACCTAGATTATTATACCATTTAAGGCGTAGAGGTTATAGAGGTTACAGTATGAATAGGCCAGATAAACTATGGAACAAATTATCTGTAACAGAAAAAGAAATAGGTGGAATACCTAACTCAAGTGAAGATATAAAGCAAGCTCACGCTGCTGCAATTGAAATGTATATACAAGAATACGTGGGTCACTTAGGAGACGGCAATTATGGAAACGTTTATTTTAACAGAACGTTAAATGATTGGAGTAGATTTGATATAAACAAAAGAACAAAATTTGATGCTTCTATAAGTTCTGGGCTAGCTATTATGGCTTGTAATAGAAACTTATACAGACCAAACGCAAAAATAGAAAAACCTAAATTAAACATAAGTATTGCTAAATACACAAACACTGGCGGTACATCAAAAATAATAAAATAAAAAATGGCAGAATATACTAATAATTATTTTCCTAGTCAAGTAGTTGGCGACGCTGAAAAGCTTAGTTATGACTACGGATTAAAAGTTGCCAAAGCTATAGAACACGAGTGGTTCAACAAAGATCAAGGTATTAATCGATATCACAAGCATTACAACGACTTTCATAGATTAAGACTTTACGCAGAAGGTAATCAATCTATACAGAAGTATAAAGATGAATTATCTATAAATGGTGACTTAAGCTACTTAAACCTAGACTGGACACCAGTTCCTATTATACCTAAGTTTGTAGATATAGTTGTTAATGGCATGGCTGATCGTTTGTACGATATAAAAGCGTACTCACAAGATATATACGGTATGAACAAAAGAACTGCTTATATGGATTCTATTATAGGAGACATGCAGTTAAAAAGCATAGATCAGTTTGTTAAAGATAATTTTAATTTAGATTTATCTGAAAACGATCCAGAGACTCTACCTGAAAACGAAGAAGAGTTAGCATTACACATGCAGTTATCTTACAAGCAGTCTGTTGAAATAGCGGAAGAACAAGCTATAACTACGTTAATGAAAGGTAACAACTATGAGCTTATTTCAAAAAGATTTTATAGAGACTTAACAGTTTTAGGTATTGGCGCTGTAAAAACCGACTTTACAACATCAGAAGGAGCTACTATAAAATACGTTGACCCAGCAAATTTAGTTTACTCTTATACAGAATCACCTTATTTTGACGATATATATTATGTAGGTGAAATAAAAACAATACCTATAAATGAGTTAGCAAAACAATTCCCACACTTAGAGCAATCAGATCTAGAAGAAATAATTAGTTCTAGATCTTTGTATACTAACAATTCTTACAAAAATGCTAGTAGTTATGATGAGTTTGATAGCAACAAAGTTCAGATTTTATATTATAATTACAAGACTTATATGAACGAAGTCTACAAAGTAAAAGAAACAGCCACGGGATCTGACAAGGCTATAGAAAAAGATGATTCGTTTAATCCTCCAGAAGAAATGGAAGGTGGATTTTCAAAACTAGAAAGAGCTATAGAGGTTTTATACGAAGGAGCTATGGTTGTAGGTACAAATAAACTTTTGAAATGGGAAATGGCTAAAAACATGATGAGGCCTAAAAGTGATTATACAAAAGTTAAAATGAACTATAGTGTAGTTGCACCACGTATATATAAAGGAAATATTGATTCTTTAGTAAAACGTACTACTGGTTTTGCCGATATGATACAACTTACACATTTAAAATTACAGCAAGTGATGTCGCGTATGATACCTGATGGTGTTTATTTAGACGCGGACGGACTTGCTGAAATAGACTTAGGTAATGGTACTAACTATAATCCACAAGAAGCTTTAAATATGTTTTTCCAAACAGGATCTGTAATTGGTAGAAGCTTTACAAGTGAAGGTGACATGAATCCTGGCAAGGTGCCTATTCAAGAAATAACATCTGGTAGTGGTGGTAACAAAATACAAGCTCTTATTGGTAACTACAATTATTACCTACAGATGATTAGAGACGTAACCGGTCTTAATGAAGCTAGAGACGGTAGCATGCCTTCTAGTGATGCTTTAGTAGGCGTACAAAAAATAGCAGCTGCTAATTCAAACGTAGCTACTAGACATATATTAAATTCTGGTTTGTTTTTAACAGCAGAAGTAGCAGAGCAACTTTCGCTTAGAGTTTCTGATATTATAGAGTACTCGCCAACTAAAAACGCTTTTATACAAGCTATAGGAGCGCATAACGTAACTACTTTAAACGAACTAACAGAGTTGCATTTATATGACTTTGGTATATTTATAGAGTTGTCTCCAGACGAAGAAGAAAAAGCAAGATTAGAAAATAATATACAAGTAGCTTTATCTCAACAAACCATAGATTTGGAGGACGCTATAGATGTTAGAGATGTTAAAAACGTAAAACTAGCAAATCAACTTTTAAAAATAAGAAGAAAAAAGAAAATAGATAGAGATCAAAAGCTAAAAGAAAGAAATATAAAAGTTCAAGCGCAAGCAAACGCTCAAACGCAGCAACAAGCCGCTCAAATGGAAATACAGAAACAACAGGCTATAACACAACAAAAAATTACGTTAGCGCAAACACAAAGTCAAATAGACGTAGCTCAAATGCAAGCAGAAAGTGAAATAAAGCTTAAGCTAATGGAAAGAGAGTTCAACTTTAACATGCAGTTAAAAGGGGCTGACGTTGATCAACAAAAATCTAGAGATACACAAAAAGAAAATCGTAAAGACGAAAGAACAAGGATACAAGCTACCCAACAAAGTAAAATGATAGAGCAAAGAAAAGACAGTACTTCTGCTAAAAACTTTGAGTCTATGGGTAATGATATACTAGGTGGGGGCTTTGATTTAAGCCAATTTGAACCTAGATAAACAGATTATTAATTATTATTATATTATATTATGGCAAAAAAGAAAAAAGAAACTGTAGTTGAAGAGACTACAAAAGACAATGTAACTAAAGTTGATCTTAACAAGTCTGAAGACAAGAAAGACGACAATGTTATTAAGGTTGATTTAGATAAAAAACCAGAAGATGAAACCAAAGAAGAAGTTGTTGAAAACAACACTGACGACACAGGAGTGGTTGAACTCGTTGAAGACACCGACACCTCAGAAAAACAAGAAGAAGTACAGCCGGAAACAGAAACACAAGAAACTCCAGTTGTAGAAGAAATAACCGAAGAAGAAGTAAAAGAACAAGTTGAAGATTTAGCTGAAGAAGCGCAAGAAGCGGTAGCTGAGGCAGAGGCCACTGGAAAAGCTTTACCAGAAAACATACAAAAGCTTGTTGATTTTATGGAAGACACAGGCGGTGATCTAGAAGATTACGTTAGGTTAAACCAAGATTATTCTGAATTAGACAACTTATCTTTGTTAAAAGAATATTATAAACAAACTAAATCTCATTTAAACGATGAAGAAATAGATTTTATGATGGAAGATAATTTTTCATTTGACGAAGATTATGATGATGAAAAACAAGTTAGAAGAAAAAAATTAGCTTTGAAGGAGCAAGTTGCCGAAGCAAAGCAACACCTGGACGGTGCAAAGTCCAAATATTACGAAGAAATTAAAGCTGGAAGTAAGCTAACAAGCGAACAACAAAAGGCTATTGATTTTTTCAACAGATACAACAAGAAGTCAAAAGAAGAAGAGCAAGTAGTAGAAAATCAAACACGTGCGTTTTTAAATAAAACAAATCAATTATTTAACAAAAATTTCAAAGGTTTTGAATATAACGTTGGAGAAAAAAGATTTAGATTTAATGTTAAAGACGCTGACAATGTAAAAGAAACTCAAAGTGACATTAATAATTTTGTAGGGAAGTTCCTAAATAAAAATAATGAAATGGAAGACACCAAGGGTTACCATAAAGGTTTGTTTACAGCTATGAACTCTGATGCTATTGCAAAACACTTTTATGAACAAGGTAAGGCCGATGCTTTAAAAGATAGCATAGCTAAATCTAAAAATGTCAGTATGGACCCACGACAAGAGTTTAACGGTCAAATCAATACTGGTGGTATGAAAGTAAAAGTGCTTGGTAGCAACTCTAATGATTTCAAATTTAAAATTAACAAAAAATAACAATTTAAAAATTAAAAATTATGGCAATTACAAATGGACCGTTGTTAAATAGCGCGCCTTCCGCAAGGAAATACACGTTAGCTGACAACTATCTAGACTTAGCGTCTACAGCAAATCAAGGCTGGGCGCAACAATACGTACCAGATCTAATGGAGCAAGAGGCTGAAGTTTTCGGACCGAGAACTATTTCAGGTTTCTTATCTCAAGTTGGAGCTGAAGAAGCGATGACTGCCGACCAAGTTGTTTGGTCTGAGCAAGGTCGTTTACATTTATCTTATAAAGGGCACATTGAAGATAAAGATGCTACTGGTGGTGGTGATATTACTATTGAAGCTGATATTGATGGTGTTACTACTGATATATCTAGTCACGGTATTAGAGTTAACGATACAGTTATCGTTGCAAACTCTGAGGCTGTAACAAAATGTTTGGTTATTGAGGTAGCAAATGCTGTTATTACAGTTTCTCCTTATAACTTTATTACTTTAGAAGCTGCTGGTTTTGCTACTGAAAACGGTACTCAAGATACTACTATATTAGTTTATGGTTCTGAGTATGCTAAAGGTAAAAGCTATTTTGCGGCTGACGGTTCTACTACGACCGACACAAGAGGAGCTAACGAACCAAGATTTAAATCTTACAACAATAAGCCAATTATAATGAAAGATTACTACGAAGTATCAGGATCTGACGCTTCTAGAATTGGTTGGGTTGAAATTTCTTCTGAAGGTGGAGCTTCTGGATACTTATGGTATTTAAAAGCTGAGGCTGACACAAGAGCTAGATTTACTGATTACGTTGAAATGGCAATGTTAGAAGGCGAAAGAAACGACGATACTAGTTCGGGTGTTGAGCTTTTAGTAGATAGTTTCTTAACTGCTGACGGTGATAAATTTGGTACAGAAGGTTTATTCGCTGCTATCGAGTCAAGAGGTAATGTTACTAGTGGTGTTACTGGTGTTAACGCTGCTACTGATTTAGCTGAATTTGACGCTATCTTAGCCGAGTTTGATAAGCAAGGTGCTATTGAAGAAAACATGATGTTTGTAAATAGAGCTACGTCTCTTGCAATGGACGATATGTTAGCTTCAATGAATTCTTATGGAGCTGGTGGTACTTCTTATGGAGTATTTAACAACTCTGAGGATATGGCATTAAATTTAGGTTTCTCTGGATTTAGAAGAGGTTCTTATGATTTCTACAAGTCTGACTTTAGATACTTAAACGATAAAGCTACTAGAGGTGGTATTAACTCTGCTAACGCTGCTAATGCTATTAGAGGGGTTGTTATTCCTGCTGGTACTTCTTCAGTTTATGATCAAACTGTTGGAGCTAGTGTGAAACGTCCTTTCTTACATGTAAGATATAGAGCTTCTCAAACTGATGACAGAAGAATGAAAACTTGGGTTACTGGTTCTGTTGGAGCTGCTACGTCTGCTTTAGATGCGATGCAGTTACACATGCTAACTGAAAGATGTTTAATTACTCAAGGTGCTAATAACTTCATGTTAATGAAGTAAGCATTTTTATAAAAAGACCGGGGCTTCGGCCTCGGCCTTTTATTTTATTAATTTTATTATATATTATATTATGGCAAAAAAACAAGAAACAAAAAAAGAGGTAGAGGTACCTGTTGTTGAAACACCTGTTGTTGAAACACTAAAACCTAAAAAAATCGAAAAGAAAAAATCTGAATGGGAAATAAAAGATAGAGTTTATTATTTAAAAGGAAAAAGAAAACCTTTAACGTATATGTTAAAATCTTCTAATCTTTATTATTTTGATGCTGAAAAAGGTTACGAAAGAGAGTTAAAGTATTGTCAAAATCAAAGAACTCCATTTGTAGACGAAATGCAAGGTGATCAAAGATTAGAACATATTATTTTTGAATCAGGTAATTTATTTGTACCTAAAGAAAAAACAGTGTTACAAAAACTATTGTCGTTATACCACCCACATAAAGATAAAGTTTTTCATGAATTTAAACCAGAAGTTAAAGCCGCTAATGAAATTGAAATTTTAGAACTAGAAGCAGACGCAATACTAGCAGCGAGAGAAATGGACATTGATATGGCAGAAGCTATACTACGTGTAGAAAAAGGCTCAGAAGTGTCTAACATGAGTTCTAAGGAGCTTAAGCGTGATTTACTAGTATTTGCTAGAAACAATCCTGCGTTGTTGTTAGAATTAGCCTCTGATGATAACGTACAGCTTAGAAACTTTGGTATTAAAGCAACTGAACTTGGTATTATTAAATTGTCATCTGATCAAAGAAACTTCATGTGGGGTTCTAATGATAGAAAAATAATGACAGTACCATTTGACGAGCACCCATATACTGCTTTAGCGCATTGGTTTAAAACTGATGAAGGTATGGAAATATATGCAAATATAGAAAAAAGATTAAATTAATCTAACTGTAGAGCGGTCGCCCTACGGGGCGATCGTAAACTACAATTATAATTATGAAATCAAAAGGCTTAGGCGACACAATAGAAAAAATAACAACCGCAACTGGAATAAAGAAGTTTGTACATAAAGTAGCAGGAAACAATTGTGGTTGCAATAAAAGAAAACAAACACTTAATAAAGTGTTTCCTTATAAAAAAAGTAAATAAATGGTAAATATAGATACAGTATATCAAAGAGTTTTAGCTTTAGCTAATAAAGAGCAGAGAGGATATATAACGCCTCAAGAATTTAACTTATTTGCTAATCAAGCTCAGATGGATATATTTGAGCAGTACTTTTATGATATAAATCAGTTTGGTAGAGTACCAGGTAACAACAAACCACACTCTGATCCTTTAGATATTTTAGAAGACAAACTAGATATTTTTCATACTACACTTACTTTGTCTGGAAGTGACAACATATTTAGTTTACCAAGTGTTTATTATAGAAGTATAGTAACTCTTACCGATGACGGATTTGAAATACAAAAAGTAAGCGTCAAGGAAGCTATGCAGATTTCTCAAGCTTCTTTAACTTCACCTACATTAAAACGACCAATATACTATATAGATAATAATAATAGGATAAATATTATTCCTAGCACTATAACTAGTGGAATGTTTCATTATTATAGAGCGCCAACCACTGTTCAATGGAACGGTTACGACACGCCATCAGGTCAATTATATAACGAAACTGAAAGCACTAATTTTGAACTACATCTTTCCGAAGAACCAAACTTAGTTTTAAATATATTAAAGCTAGCAGGTATAGCTATGAAAGACGCTAGTTTATATCAGTTAGGCGCAGCAGAAGAAGCAAAAGATATTCAACAAGAAAAACAATAACTAAATGGGAATATTAAATCAAACACAGAGCCAGTATTATAACAACTCTTCAAACTTTGGTAATTATCAGTTTACATCTTTAGATGATATAATAAATCAATTTATGGTAGCTTATATTGGAGAAGAAAAAATAATAAGCAAAGCAAGTAGAACTGACGTGCAGTTTCACGCGATGAGAGCCTTAGCAGAATTAAGTTTTGATACTTTTAAATCAATAAAGTCTCAAGAAATAGAACTACCACCATCCCTTACAATGATACTTCCGCACGATTACGTTAATTATACTAGAGTTTTATCTGTAGATAGT